TTAAAATTCAGCTATTTAGCAGATTCAGATTCATTTAGAGTTGAGTTTCCAAAAGCCACTAGGACTTTGATTAAGAATCTTTATGCTAAAAACTTTGAGGACTTTGAGCATAAAGGAGATATCAAATGGAGGAAGTTATGAGTGAGTGGTGTCAAAATAAAAAATGTCCTGAAAAGAAAACACAATCACAAATTCGTGGTACTAAAGGTGCGAAGTATTATCAATCTAATAAAGTTGGTAAGTATGGTTATGGTCATTGGTGTAGTATGAGTTGTCGTGAAGAGTGGTGGCGAGAACATAAAGATACTTGTATGAACGCAGTTGGTTTTATTGATAAGCAAGTATTACCTTTAGATGACGCATGGTTTGTTGAGTCTGACTATTCTTGGAATAATGAAAATGGTGCATATGTTTATTACATAAGAAACAAAAACAGAGGTATCAAACAACAAATCACAAGAGAACAAGCACAAGAGCCAGAAATGATACAACGAGATTATGGCTATGCTACAATAGGCGACACACAAGCCAGAGAACTAGCAATACAATTAGGTCTAGCTAGTTGACACATCAATCAAAATAATATATATTATAGATACTACTGACATTTAGTTAGTAGTATCTTTAATCCAACAACAAAGGAGTACTCGTATGGATAAGAAACAAGTAAGACTCAATGCTGATAAAAGGAAGTCGTGTGTTATTGACTTTCGTAAGCATTGTGAATCTTTGGACACTCACGAAAAAGAGGAGTTCAAACAAGCACGAGATGACGCAAAATCTACGATTGAATCTTCATTTGCTACTTGTAAAGAAGTAGTACAAAGAAGATTTAAATTAGAAGATGTTGCAATCTTACAAAGAATACAACGAGATTACAATACTGTAAATGCAGTAGGTAGTGATAGTTGTTTCTTTATGAAATCAATTGACGCACCAAAAGTGCTTGATAGATATAATGACGAGGTAGATAAATCTAGGCATTTCTCATTTGAATTAGATGGGAGTTTAGATGGAGATTATGGATCTCGTTATGGTAGTGGTAGTAGTAATAATGGTAAGAACTTTGCCTATGCTATGTATCGTGAAGAAATGAAAGCAGTAGGATTAAATCCTGATTGTAACATTGAGGCAGATATACAAGCTGAAAGTAAAAGTTCAGACCAAAGATACTCTAGGACTACCAATCCTTATTTATCGCAATGTAGAAATGACAACAATCATTTTTTACAAGGTGGTAAAGGTGGCACTAATTATTTTCAATCGTGGAAAGATAAACACGCATTGTATATAATTGGTACTGGGGGTTGTCGTTCAAGGGCAATACCTTGTACAGACTTGGAGTTTGCTAAGTTTGAAATGATGATTCAAGCAAAGCAAAATGTTGTCACTAAACATACCAAGTGGATTCAAACTGTTGTAGCTAGAGTTAATAGATTTAAAGAAGTAATTAAGTCTATGACTAAGTTCTCGCAGGTAGAAAACTTTGCTAACCACGAGAAGATACAATGGAAAATTGATCCAGAGATACTTGCTGATAAGTTCGGCATGGACTTGGTAATATCTATTGATGACGCAGCCGATTCAATTATGAATATAGGCGCACCAAAACCTACGAGAGAAGAGAAGATACTAGCTTGGAAAAAAGCACATGGTATCGGACTTGCCTCGTAACAGATAGGAGATATGGTTAGGCACAAACGTCTTATGGGTGGTTTTTTAATCACAGACGGAGTGCCTAGCCTTTCTTTAGGTGTATATTATTTGGTATCAAAGTTAATAAAAATATAAGCTACCCTCTGTGTGAATGGTACTGAATCGTATGAGTATTTTTAGATGATACTTGTTGCAACAATAGTATGCACCTTAAGAAAGGGAAAACAATATGACTTGTATAAGATGTAGGAAATCAAACCATCTGAAAAGACCTACTATGGGAATAATAAGTTGCAACTTTTATAAGCTAGTAATATCGCTTAAACTAGAAATCTTGATGGACAAGTCGCCCAAAACTAAAGGAGTAATATGACATTTTATCATGGACTAGGTATGTTTTTATTTAGTATGATTGCCTTTTTTGTTGGCATAATAATAGCATACTATATAATAAATAAAGTAGAAGAAGAAAGAAAAAGAAAAGAAAACTTAGAATATCTATTAGGTAGGAAATGGAAAAGAGATGATACTGAATGATATATACTAACCCCCCTGCAACGACAGGATACTATAACATAAAATAAGAAAAAAAACAACGAGTCACATTGACACAATTAGTAAAATGTGCTATAAGGATAAATATGTTTTACGAAAAAAAAGAAAAGACACCAGATGAAAAGTTAGCCATTGCTAAAATACAAGTGATGATGGAAGATGCATTTGGTATATTAAGTAATAGTGAGTCTAGCCCTGCA